TTTTATGTCATGGCTTTCTAATACTTTAGGCAGTGTTGCCGGTTCTGTTTTAGGATCTGCAGTTCAGAATCATTACAATTCTGCTAATGCCGCACAGGCTAACGCGTGGAACGTTGAAAACTATAAACATCGTTATCAATGGGCTGTAGAAGATATGCGCAAGGCTGGTCTTAATCCTATTCTTGCCGCAACTAATGGTATAGGCGGTTCTATATCCGGAGCTTCAGCTGCTTCCGTAGGTATGAGTGATATTGGTTCTACCATGAACTCTGCTAAAGCTGCTAGTGCCGCTGAAAGACAGGCCAAGAACGCCGAACATCTTGCAATATCTCAAATTGATAAAAACGTCGCAGAAGCCGATTCTGTGCGTCAGAGCACCCATGGTACAGTTCTTCAGAATGGTATTCTTGCAAATGATTTGAATCTCCGTGAGCAGACTTATGAAAAACGTCTTGGTTATGAGCTTGAAAAGATGAATTTGGAGCTTGAAAACCTTCGTCTTCAGGGTTCTTACCTCAGCTCTGGTGTTTTGAATAACATTGCTTCTGCTAATCGTGCTAATTCTGCCGCCGCTTTTGATAATATTCAAACTGAAATGGCAGGTATGGAACGTGATTTCTATAAAAATATTGAAAGTCTTACAGGTGCTCCTAGGTCTGTCGCTAGTGGTGTTGGTTCTACCATCAAAAATGTTATAGGCTTCCTCGGAGGTCGCTATTTTGGAAGGAGATAAATATTATGTCTAACAAAACTACTATGATTCTGACTTTTATTGTTTCTGTTGTTGTTCCCTTCATTCAGGAAGTTGTGGATCTAATTGAAGCTCTGAAAGGTAAAGCTTCTTTGAATACTGTTACTGCTAAAAAAGTTGCTTCTGACTTTCAAACCGATGTTGCTCAGCTTGTTGAGCCAGTTGCTAATAAGAATGATTCTAAAAAAACTAGCCGTTTTTTCGGTTCTTGGAGGGATGCTAAATGAGACGTCGCCGTTTATCTAAACGAGGTTCACGACGCCTTTTTCGGCGTACCTCCAGATCTCGTCGTAGAAATTTTAAAAGAGTAGGACGAGGTGGATTTAGGATTTGACATTCTTACTTAATCCTGATACAATCGGTACAGGTGATTAATATGGTTTGTTATAATCCTATTCTTATGTACCCAGTCAAAGGAGCGATTACGAAAGATGGAAAACAACATTATAGTTTTTACGGTAGCCTTGCCAATCACCCTGAGCTTGCTGGCGATAGCCGTTTCATTCGTTGTTCTTGTAAACAATGCATCGGTTGTCGTCTCGAAAATAGTAGACAGTGGGCTGTCCGTGCTGTTCACGAAGCCCGTTCTTCGTCTTCTGCTTATTTCGTTACTTGCACTTTTGACGATTATCATTTGCCACGTGATAAAAGCTTAAGTAAGAAATTTCATCAGACTTTCATGAAAAATCTTCGTCGTGAGTATGGCAGTGGTATTCGCTTTCTTGGCTGTGGTGAATATGGTGAGCTTCATGGTCGCCCCCATTATCATTACATTTTGTTTAATATTGATTTTGATGACAAAATTTTTCGGTTCCGTACAGACGGTTATAATACTTATACTTCTTCTCGTTTTGCCAAAGTATGGAAATACGGTATGCATCTTATTGGTGAGTTTAGCTTTGATTCTGCTGCCTATGTCGCCCGCTATATAGTCAAAAAGCAGACTGGCAGTAAAGCTGCTGCTCACTATAAAGGCCGTACGCCTGAGTTTATGCTTGCATCCAATCGTCCCGGCATAGGTTCTAAATGGCTCGAGGATCATGGTGAAGAATGTTATGCCAATGATTATATTGTTATCAACGGCAAAAAGATGCGTCCTCCTCGTTATTATGATAAAAAATTTAGTGAAACGCATCCTTACTGGATGGAATACATTCGTAATAATCGCGTTGAGAAGATGCTTCATAATTTGGAGAACAATACTTTTGAGCGTTTGGTTGACCGCTGTCGCTTTCAGGAAGATAAGTATAAGCATTTTCTTGGTAGAAAGCTTGACAAGGTATTATGACTGTGTTATTATTAAGTCAGAAACGAGGTGATACTTATTAGTGAACTTGAAGCTGTTAAGAAATTTTGTCGTAAGCGTAATATTTCTTTTGACTACTCTTTTCGTGGCAGTAAATATGCCGCTTATTGTCTTAAGTCCGGTGACTCTAGGGTTGTTCGTATTGATAATGAGTATTTTGTTATATCATCTACGCTTTATCTTATGATTCGTAGGTATTTATGTGCATTTAGAAAAGGAGATGGTTCTGCTGAGACTTTATTCCATTTATGATTCCAAGGCTGAACAGTTCAGCCCTCCACAGGTTTACCACAATGATATGCTTGCTCTGCGAGCTTTTGAAGGTATAGTTAACGATGATAAAATGCTTATTAAAAAGTATCCTGAAGATTTTTCTCTTTATTATGTTGGCAATCTTGACGACAGCAATGGTCGCTATTACGTTGAGAATTGTGACGAGTCCCACATTCCTGTCATCGTTGGTCGCGCTATAGAATATGTGCAGACTGTTGACAATGACTCTACTAAATGATAATCTAATAAAGAGCGTATCAGAAAAAGGACGATCTCATGGAGATCGCCCTTTTTTTGTGCGCTACGCCCGCCGCGTCTAGGCGCTTTCGAAAGGAGGTGAAATTATGAAATTTAAGACAGCTTACGATCCTGTAGAAGAACATGATCATTTCGGCATTGAGTTTACCATGCCCTCTCTTACAGTTCAGGACGAGAAAGATGAAACTGATATCAATTACATCGTAAATAAGTATGCAGACGGTCAGAAAGGTATCATGACTCTTGACCTCGGCGATAGTTCGCAATACGCTTATCTGCAGTTCGGAGATGCAACGCTTCCCGGCGACTATAGTACAGCGCTTGAGCTTGTGTCCGGAGTTCGTGAAGAATTCTACAGTTTACCCGCTTACGTTCGAGCTGAATTCGGTCACGATCCTATGAATTTCATTAACCGGTTGAATGATCCTGCAACGCTCGAATATCTCCAACAACAAGGTCTGTATGATAGCAAATATTCCTCTGATGAACCACAACAGTCCGTAAGTAGTAAACAAACACAAGAAAAAAATAACACTTTAGAACAAAATAATGAAGAAACACAAAAATAGGCGTCACCGAAGCCAGTTACTTACTTGATGTAACTGGCGTAGGTGACGCAAAAATAATCTAAAACCTAATAATAATTTGCTTTAGGTTAATTATTAGGGTTACACTTCGAAGAAGGTGAAATTTTGGCTCGAAAAATTAGAGTTCGAGGTCATCGCTTTAGCGATGCTCCTGCAATGTACATGAAAAGGACTAAGTTCGACCGTTCTCATGTTTATAAGACAACTTTTAATTCAGGTAAGCTTATACCGGTATTTGTTGACGAAGTTCTGCCTGGCGATACTACTCGTATGTCTGTTAATTATTTCGCTCGCTTGGCTACTCCTATTAAGCCTATCATGGATAATATTTATCTGGATTGGTTTTTCTTTTTTGTCCCAAATCGCCTCGTTTGGGAACACTGGCAGAATTTCTGTTTTGAACAGGAAGACCCTGATGATAGTACTGATTATGTTATTCCTACTGTTTCTGCTTCTACTTCTGAGGAGAATTCTTTAATCGGTTCTCTTTGGGACTATTTTGGCTTGCCGGTTAATACGACTAATAACATATCCGGCATCAATGCTCTTCCATTCCGTGGTGTTTATCTTATCTGGAATGAGTGGTTTAGAGATGAAAATCTCCAGAATTCTGTGAAAATCGTAAAAAGCGACGCTAATCTAGTAATTGACACTGGTCGTCTTTCTGAACAACCTTCTTGGGTCCTCAATTCTTCTTCCACTGATGCTTCTCCTGGTTTTGCCTGTCCGCCTCGTGGTAAGCGTCACGATTATTTCACTTCTGCCCTTCCTTGGACCCAGAAAGGTCCTGGCGTTTCTATAGGCTTGGCTGGTACAGCTCCTATAGTAAATCAAGGTTCTTTGCCTAACTTCTTCCTTTCGTCAACGTCTAATCAGCTTGCTGCTGTTTCCGCTTATGGCGGTGAGGCCTCTAGTTCTGGTGGCCGTAGAAAAGCTTCTGGCACTGGCTCTATAAGCTTTAATCGAGGATCTGACTCTAACTGGTCGAATGTTGGTGGTTTTGCAGGTAATTCGTCTGACACTATTACTATGACTGCTACTCCTGGCAATTCTTTGCTTGGCAGTGAATCTTATGTTAATCTTGATGCATCTTCTATATTCACTATTAATAGTTTGCGTACTGCTTTCCAGATGCAGAAGTTTTATGAGCGCCTTGCTCGTGG